GCTGATAATACATGAGCACCTTCATTGGAAACTACTTCACCAGTAAAAAATGCTAATGGCCCCGTACAAAGTAATATCTCCCCGTATTCAATCAAATGAGCATTTGCATTAGCTCTTATTCCTACTCCATCATACCTATATGCAGGCCCAAAAAGAGGATTTCCTTGTTTACTAATTGTAATAGCATCTGCTAGAGGACCATAAAGTTCCCCACTTATACTTAAAGGATTAACCTTAACTTCCGGTGGAGGGAGTGTGCCAATACCAACTGTGCTAACGCCGAGTCGCTCAAACGCTTCCTCAGTAGGAGGAACCACACATATCATTGCGTTGGTATATCTATCCGCAACATATCCATCAAACTTTCCACCAATAATCAATGGACCATTAATTCCAGTAATTCCAGGCAAATCTGGAGATGGCCCAGGAATTTTATGTGCAGGATCTGTGGGCCCAACAAGTAGAGATTTTTCTGTTGTTATTTTAGGAAAATTTGACATAGTTTATAACTTACAGTAACTCAAAAGTTGAAGTTGATCCATCAGGATTCGTAACAGATCCCCCATCTAACAATGTTTGTGCCTCTTGACTTTCTATCAGATCTTGTTCTTGTTGTGCTGCTGCTATGGTTTCTGCATTAGACTCACCAACTTCCAAATTCTCAGTTGGTGTATTGGTGCTTAGTTGTAAATCTGAAAAAGTTTTAAGTGAATCACTGGCAGCAGTTAATGTTCCAGCGGCAGCATCTATGGAGGTTCCAGAGGTTGCAAATTGCGATACATTGTTAAAAAATTGAGTATTTATATCTAGAGCTAAAGAAGCATCAATTATCGCAGTTAGACATTTAAATTTTATTCCATCTTTTGAACTTACTTCAACTTGATTCTTTGCTTTAATAATAATATTTCCGTCAGGATCTCCTCCAACTGCACTGATATGAATATTTTTTGCTTCTAAATGTATTGTTCCATTTGGTGCTTCTATTTTAATATCACCATTTTTTGCATTAATCCATTTTGCAAGATTGAGTGGATTACTACCATCATTATTTGATGGCATTTCATTACCAACAGATTCATATGATGTTTTATCACAAACAAGTACATAATCCCCGTCTTCATAAAAACCAAACCCCTGACCTTTGTTTGTAAAAACTGCATAATCAGATTTACCATGAACTGGAATTGAAGTTCCAGACACCACTCTATAATAATCATTTATCTCTGCACATGGTTCTTTCTTTTGATTACTCATCTTTGCACACAATCAATGACTTGAATGAACTTAGTAGGATCGACTCGAATAGATCCACTGCCAATGCCAACAGGTCTGCTAAACTTAATTATTGGAACTAGAATAGCACCTACTCCAGTGGAAGTATTTATTATTAAATTCGGAACTCTTGTTCCTGTTGGATTCGGTAGTTTAATTGGATTCAACCCTATAATAATTCCATTTGGACCTGGAACAACTTGCCATTGCCCACCGCCAGATTCAACAGTGTCATTAGAACTATATCCAATTCCCCCATTGTCAATATAAATTATATCAATTTCTGGAACTAAATTTTCTATAATTAGATTTGGTTGTAAAATTGGGAGTTCCCCAGGAACTACAGTAACAATAGTATTCAAATAACCAGACCCATGATTAATTATAGGAATTGCAACGACTGTTCCATTATTATTTATGATTGCAGGACCAAGCACAGATCCGGATCCATTATTGAATCCATTATTAGGAACATTATTTAAACTTACAATTGGAGGTTTAGTATATCCAAATCCACCACTAATAATATCAAATCCTAAAATTTGCCCAAGATCATTAATAATTGCTTTTACAACTGCCGTTGATCCTACTCCAACAGCCGTTGTTCCTACTCCAACAGGACCAATTATTTGAACCAAAGGAGGTCCAGATTCGAAAGAATTGGGGCATTCAGGAGAATCTGCAAAAACGCTACTGAATGATGGAATTGATGAAATTGTTGGACCATTACTCATAGAAAACTGTTCGTTATTTTCTGCACAAGGAGAACTCTGACAATTTAACAAAGTTTTAATAACGTCCCCAATCCCTAATGCGTTTTTTATAATTCCAGTTACCGGTGGTATGGTTGCCCCCAAAAATGCATTAATAGCGGCAATTATTGGACTAATTAAATTAGAAATAACTCCAGATACAGTATTGAAAATTGTGCTGATCAATTTGTTAATATTGCATAATAAATTCCCAAACAATTGATCCAATAATGCCTTAAAGATTTCCGATACTAATCCAAATAAAGATTTTGCGATGTTTTTAAACAAACAATATAATGCGCTATTCAAATTTCTAATTTCGTTACCTGCTTGAGCTTGTTTGCTTTTTGTAAATAAAAGATCAATTTGATCATTAATCAATAATGATATCTCTTTAAACAATTCCTTCTCTGCAAGTTTAACTTGACCAGAAACAGTTTCGGTAATTTTTGTTACAACATTATCTATTTTATTATCAAGATCTATAATTTTACCACTTACATAATTTACAAATTTACCTTCATACTCTTGAACCTTCGATAAACTTTTTTGCAATTCTGATATTTCCCTCGTAATTCGACTAATTTCATCCTGTTCACACTTTGCTACGGGATGTGTGGTATCATTACTTTTCTGAGAGAATATATCTGCCGCTCTACTAACATCCATTACATCTCCAGTCGCACTTCCAACTACAGTTGTCTCTAAACCTGGTTTTTGTGCTGCTGGGGGCCCTGCTGAAGTTGATACTTTTGTTGAAACATTTGTACCCCCAGCAGCACCAGCTGGTGTTTTTGTATTTTGCTGTTGTGGGTTTTCTATTCTTGTAGGTTCAAATGGTTTATATCCAGAACTTTTAGAACCCGCAATTGCACTTGGACTAGTTTTGGAAGCAACTCCAGAGTGCTTATAAAATGATCCTATAATAACAGGTTGTTGTCCAGAATCATCATCAAGATAGAATCCGATTACAGTTTCACCACCCTTATATTGATGTGACTTTCCATTTCCAAGAGTACCATTTGGTTCCCCTGCAGGAATCATAATGTGGGCCCATGGAAGATTCTCATCTTCAAGTTCACTTCCCTCTGCAGTATGGTTTCCCATAATTCGAACTTTTACTCTATCATAGTAGAGAGGTCCACCAGAGTCATTTGCTTGTAATTGAAGTTCGTCTGCAGTGCTAGATTTCAAATCAGCGACTTGGCCAATCCACCAAGAAAACCCATCTCTTCCTAGGAAGTTTGCTTTGTTTAATTGTAATCTAACATCGGTGGAAGATTGATCGAGAAGTGCCATGTTTAATTCTCGTAAATTTTACATTCTATTGCGCCTGGATTTTCATCACAAAATAATTCTAAACTAGATGGATCATAATCATCATTTGGATGACGTTCTTGATATTTTTGCAATGCTAACAATTCCTCTTCATAATGCCTACGACTTTGTGAACTAATCATAGGATCATTTACTTTTTTATTATCTTCTTCAATATGTTTTTGAATATTTTCCATTTTAGGTAGTTATAAATTCGTAGGAATCTTTAATAAGAGATAAACTTGTAAATGCTTTTCGATTTGGATCGAATTTATGACATAGAGATGCTATAACATATTTACCACTTGCGGTGGACTCCATATCTCTATCTTTCATTAATGATGATGATCTAGGTATTTCACATTCAATTAATTGTCCTGCTCTTAAGTCAGTATTGCATGGTATAATAATATTTAATACTTGAGAGTATAATAAACTATATCTTACAGCAGACTCCGCTTGATATTTAGGTAGATCCTGCTCATTTTCAAATTTATTTGCTGCTGTTAATGCTCCAGGATCTAACATTTTTAACGAAATTCTAGAAATAGTGTCTTCTAATTTATCCGGCAATTTTGGTGATGAGGAATCTGCAGCAGTTTTAGTTGTTGTGCCAAATTTTTCTTTAAGAGTGAATTTGATTGGAGTAAACTCTTGAGTAAACGCATTGTAGAATAATGATTCATTGGAATACATTCCACTTCTCAATGATGTCATAATATCATTGTTTTTTTGTATATCAGAACTCAGAATTTTAAAATTGTTATTTGGATCTCCGGGATTGTTTCTATTTTCTTTTTGTGAATATTTTTGTGGATATTCTCCACCACCACCTACCAATAAATTATTTGCACTTAAAAAATTATACCCATCCTGAGTTTCATAAAAGAAAAATCCTGGAGTTCCCATATCTTGTGGTACTGATTTGGGGCATAACCAAATTATAGTTTCAAAAGGTCTTTTAGTGGTAGCAACAAAATTATATAGATTGAAAGTTTTGTCAATCTTAATTTCCTTAGTGGTATTTAAAGTCATAATGATTTCTTTTACTATATCACTAATTGGTTGATTAAATTTTTTAACTATTCGTGTAGTTTCATTTGTCACAGATTCTTTGGAAACCAACTCTAGAACATATAATCCTTGTCGTCCAGTCTTATCAGCAGATACACTTCTGATGACCATATTTTCAATATTTAAATTTTGAAAATCTGGGACGAGTATATCAAAAGATACTAGTTCCCCCCCAACTAATTTAACTTCTTCAGAACTGTCTTTAAATAAAATTTCTGTCGCAGAAAATAACACCTTAGCAGTAATTGTTGGAGAAAGAATATCCTCATAATACTCTAGTGCAATAAGTCCTGGTATAAGATCAATAATTGGCGATCCTGAAACTGGAGTTACGATAAATTCTTGAGTAGCGTATCTATTTTCTGCCATTTAATTATACGGTAGCAAAGAAAAGTTGTTCTCTAGTGAGACCAGAACTATTAGTATTTAACATATCAGGAGATGAACTACTTGCAACCTGAGTTGATTGTGGTTGTGGATTTTGTTGTGCTGTGGAAACTGTGGGGGATTGATTATTTTGTGAAGGTGGAGTTATTGATTTGGGTTTTGGGGGAGCAGGTTGTGCTGTGGAAACTGTGGGGGATTGATTATTTTGTGAAGGTGGAGTTATTGATTTGGGTTTTGGAGGAGCAGGTTGTGCTGCGCCTTGTCCACCACCATTACGAAGAGAATTAGCAAACCAAAGAAGAACAGAATTACTAGCAGTAAATCCAATTCCATTAACATGAAGTGAAATATGTGGATAAGGTTTGTTTGATCCATCACCTCTAACACTTCGACCAGAAGCACCTTGATAACCAAGTAAAGTTCCTTTAGGTATGGCTTCATTTTCTTTGCTTCCCTTATAACCCATACTAGCCAAGTGCCCCATCAAAACTTCATATTGTTTTCCATCCTTCATAAATCGATAAGCAGCATAATAACCAAAACCTCTTCCAGAAGGCCCCCTAGCATCTGAAGTTCCCTGTAACCCAACTGAGGGCATTCCATCTGTACCTCGACTCACATAAATCAAATCTATGGGTGCATAGATAGGTGCTCCAATTCCCCCTGGAAGGTGCATGTTTAATCCAGTTTGTTGTCCATCAGTATCTCCGGTTGGCCCGATGTAAAAATCTTTCTCTGCATATTTTCCACCATCAGACACTTCAGTTGGTGACATAAATTCACCGTCAACTGCAGCACCAACAACTGCAGTGCCTGTTGCCGCAGTTGCCATTTGTTCAAAAATATTAGGTTCTTCTTCCTCTTCTTTCGGTGGAACTGGTTCCGCTTCTGGTTGTACTAATGGCTCCTCTACAGATGGTTCTGGTTGATCAATTTGTTTTTGTTCATTGATAGCACCAAGTTCTAAATCATATGCAATACGACTTTCCCTTTTTATTGAACTAATTTCTTTTAAATGATATTCTCTATCCTTAGATTGAAGAGAGTTTATAAAACTATTAAATCTTGAATTAACTTGTTCTATCTCATTTGACAGATCTAGAGCAGTATCAGTATTAACTTGAACTAATGTTTTTGCCATTTTATACTATATTCAATTCTTTTAAAGAATATGCTACATACAAATTATCTGGATTTGTTGACGAGAATAGTGGCACACTACCTACAGGTTCATCATCCCCATATGATCCTCCGGAAGATCTTGGTGGTGGGGACTGAGACATTATAATTGGTGGCGATTGAGAACCAGTTTTTGTTGGAGTTATTTCAGATGGTGTAATTCCAGCAGAAGCAACAGCAGTAGAAGAAGCAGGTTTCATAGAACTTTCTTCTTGTGCTATTTGTTGTGGCGTTTGTGATTTTTGTGATGCAGTTGCTACAGAAGGGGGATTCGCAGAACTTTTCTCCATTGGATCTGTATCTGCAGACGGTGCTGCTGCTACAGTTGAAGATGATGGGGTTCCTGCTGCTTCTTGTGAGGTTTCTGCTGCTGCTTGTGGGGTTTCTGCTGCTGCTTGTTGTCCTGCTGCTTGTGGTGTTCCTGTTGATGCTTGTTGTCCTGCTGCTTGTGGTGTTCCTGTTGATGCTTGTGGTGTTCCTGTTGATGTTGGTGTTGATGTTGATGTTGATGTTGATTGAGTGGTTCCTTCATTTGATTTAGATTGTCCTTCTGCTGTTGTTCCTTCAGAAATTCCAAGTGGAGTTGCCTTCGCTTTATACATTATATCAATTTCTTTCTTTGAATATTTTGAATAATTAGACCAAGCACTAGGACCTTGAGTTTTTAATATTCCAATCGCTAATAGGTCTTGATTATTTTGATCAAACATATCATTATCTTTTAACCCAGCAGCAGATTGTGCTGAAGGAAGAGTTACAGGAACAATTTGATATCTACCTGCTGCGTGTAGTCTTACTGGATTATTTTGTCTTTGTAATGCCTTGACTTCACCGATAGTCATTTCTGTAAGGTTTTTTCCAATCCATTTTTTAGATCCACCAGGACTATCTGCGGCTCTGCCTCTGTTCATAGCATTATAATCACCACCACTTTCTGGACCAGAAATAATATCTAAAGCTTGTTTGTGGATTGGTTGCAATTTACCTCCAGATCCTGGAGTTCCTCCACCACCTCCACCATCATCTTCATCACCACCAAACATACCAGCAGCACCAACACCAGCGGCAGCAGCAGCAGCACCAAGAAATTTCTGTACATCAAATCCCTCTTCCTGTTGCGGTTCTTCTGTTTGCGTTTCCCCCCCAGCAATAGTTTGTGTGGGTTTTGCTAAAGATGCACCAACTCTTTCTGTACTTAATCTAGTTGTATTTTGTTTCTTTAGGTCCTCAGCAAGACGATTTTCCGTTTCTCTATTTTTTCTATCAGTTTCTAAACTTTTAATTAGACTAGCATAAGATTTTGAAATTGAATCAACATCAAATCTTAATCCACTAAGAGCTCTTTGAAATGTAGCATCTGACTTAGATCTTTCTACAATTTCTCGTTCACGAATTCTTTCTACAGATTTTACTCTTTCAATAGTATTATTTTTATCCTCAACACTTGTGGCAATAACATCAAGTAAAGATGCTAACTCTGGTGCAGCAATGAATGATGGTTTAGTTTTTAAGGTCTGACTTTTATTAACTCGTATATCTGCAGATGATAAAGTCTTTCCACCAAAAAATTTTGAAATGTCAATGACATTTGGTTTTTCTTCTTGTTGCTGAACCTCAGCCATTTCGTTTCTTCTCTTCTAATTCCTCTATGTGCTGTTTCAAAAGTTCAAGATAAATTTCTCTCTCCCAAGGAATCATATTTTCTATTTCAGTCAAAGAATATTTATGATGTTGCATCAAGGCAAAATTAATTCTGAAGTATGTCTCCAGATTTTCCTTTGCCAGGCCTAAGCGAAAAAATCAGATAACCCTTCTAGAACAAGAGGATTTTCAACCTTAGTTTCGGGATTAATTACTACAAGTTTATGACTTAATTTTGGCATTGTTTTGAAGAATTTTTCAATCTTCTTATAATCCTTTGGACTCAGAGTATCAATCCAATTCATAATTTCATTTTCAGTACAATCAGATCCCACCCAACAATCATCCTTATTGTAAACCATGTCTATACACATGGCAATTAGTTTAGAAGATTTCTCTAGGTTTTCTGATGACTTGGTTGTTAAATCAAAATTGTTATTGATAAACTGTTCTAAAGATGGGTATTTAAGTTGAATTGTATATCCACCTTCGATTTCAATCTTGTTAGTATGATCATCATCTCGATTAACTTTAATTTCATCAACGTAGATAGTTACTGGTACTTGAGTAACACCATCATCACCACATGTAACTATAAGATCAATTGATTCTCCAATTGCCTTTGCTCGAATATTTAAAAACAGATATTCAATATCAAAAATTGGCAATTCCTGGACTTTGATATCTTTTGTTAAAATACAATCCGAAATAACTTGCTTAACCGCAGATGTAATTTGTTCAACATCTCTCGATTCTAAAGCAATGATTAGTATTTTCTCTTCTTTGACTAAAAATGGTCTGAACTTAATTTTCTTTTCGTTGGATGGAAGAATAAGATCGTAAGTTGGAGTCGCAATTGTAGGTAATGGCATATAAAATCAATGTCAATAATACTATTTATTATAGCACTCCAGGGAGTAATCCAGAGAATAATCTAGATTCGTTACCACTATTTGGACTAGTTCTTCTTCTAAAAAATCCCGCTGGAGTTCTTCGTGTGATGTATCTCATATAATCAAAAACAACAGTATATTTCAATACCTGAGACCCTTGATATGATACGGGGGATGCCATAACTGATGAAGGATATGCCTGAATAAATTCATATGTTAAATAAGATGAATTGGCAAGGGATGCTGAAGATACCGCCTCTAAATCTTTTTCAAATTTCGTTATAAGAATATGTTGACAATAGTCATTTGGATATTTGAATTTGTAGATAGAAGAATTCTCAAAAGCATTATTATCATTTTGCTCTCTTCGAGTAGATTGAATAATTCTTCCATCATATGAGAGTGGATTTATATAATTACACCAACCTTCAAAAAATCTAATTATAGCATGATCCTTATCAACATAAAAAGTTAATGATACTTCAGGAAGTGCTCTTAGAATAGGATAACTTTCTCTAATACCTTGCCTATTCCCCATGACTTCAGTTTTCTTAAAAGAAGGCCCTGGTAATGTTGCTTCAGCACATAAAAGTTCAATTTTCTCAATTCCATCCAAACCATCAGTTTCTGAAGCATCAAAAATACCAGTCCCGCTCAACCAACTACGCAATGTTTGATTTAACGGAAACGTGACATTAAAAAATGTGGTTGTAGATACCTTAGAAAAAGTATTTTTTACGCTTTCTATTGTGCGGGTTAATTTTTGTGGACTTGGTTCTGTGAAGAAAGGCATCTAACAATAAATAGGTAATACAACCATAATATGTATATGATTTATGAGGCAATATTATCAAGGAAAGTATAAGGTAAAGAACTATCAAAAGTACAAAGGTGATCCCACAAATGTCATTTATCGTTCTTCTTGGGAATTAAAATTTTTAAAATATTGCGACGATAATGATAATGTTTTAGAATTTGGTAGTGAAGAAATCATCGTTCCTTATATATCCCCACTTGATGGAAAAATTCATAGATATTTTCCAGATTTTTATATAAAAGTTAAAGAAAAAACCGGAGATGTAAAAAAATATTTAATTGAAATTAAACCCAAAAAACAAGTTATGGGCCCAACAACAACTCCTAAAAGAAAAACTAAAAGTTGGGTAAATGAAGTTAAAGAATATGCTAAAAATAAAGCAAAATGGAAAGCAGCAGAGGAGTATTGTGCAAATAGATTACTTGAATTTAAAATACTTACAGAAGAGGATTTAGGAATATGAGTGATGCACTTAAGGCTTCTGATGAAATACTGGCAAAAAAATATAAGGAATTTGGGGGTAGATTTGTTTCACAAGAATGGTATCGAAATGCCATGTTTGAGGCTTTGAATAATCAACCACAAGAAGATACTACAGATTTAATAGATACTTTTGGGTTACAAGTTGGAAAATTTTATTTCTTTTCATATTCAGCAAAATTTCCAAATAGATATCCATATTGGGATAGATATCCATTCGCACAAATATTAGAAGTTAGGGGTGATGGTAGCGTTTTAGGTGCTAATACTCATTATTTAAATCCGTCATATCGTCAAAGTATTGTTAAGAGTTGGTTAAATAGTACAAATGTTGTTCCAGAGGTTTGTTTGCATACTTATATTAGAACTAATATGAGTAATGTGGTAAGAGTTCCTGATAATGATATAGTTGGATTATCAGGTAAAGAATTCATTGTTGAATCTTTTGTGAACAAAATTGGACGAACAATATCACCAAACAAAGTGTGGGTAGGGTGATAAATAAAAATGAAAGATATGTCTAAGTAATGGCAAGTCAGACCCAGATTAAAAATACAACTATACCAGTAACCGGAATAATTACTCCAAAGGGAAATGGTGGAAAGGTAAGCGTTTCAAAATCTGGACCTGATGCTGGTTCTATTATAACTGCACAAAACGCAGATGGAACTTTTCTAACACACGCTCAAGCAGTTGCGGTTTTTCAAAACTCAGCAAATGCAGCAAAAATTAATGCAGCACTTACAGCATCAAAGTCTACAAAACCTCTTCAAGGTGTTGTTGCAAAACCAGCATATGATCAAAATATAAAATCAACACCAACAGGAGTTCCTACCTCTACAACCAATCAAATTCCAGCAGCAAATGCTGCAAATCCAAAAACTAAAAATAATTTCCCAAAGGGTATCAATACTGGGAAAGTTTATACATTCCCAGTTGATATGCGATATAGTGGGGCAGGTTCTCAGGATCACATTCGTATAATGGGATTAAAATACATAGCGCCTCAAGGGTCAGCAGGTTTTGGATCTGTTTTGACAGACGGTCTTAAATCTGCAAATGCAGGTTTACCACCATCAGGTTATGCATATGAAGGTGAAGTAATTCTTCCAATTCCAACACAAGTAAGAGATAAAGCATCTGCAAGTTGGAGTATGCAAAAAATGAGTCCTGTTATGTCAGCAGGAGTTGGTGCTGTAGCAGCTCCAGCAGTAAAGGCAGCGGGGGGGGATGTACTGGGAGGACTTTCGGACTTTACCACACGAATGTTTAAATCTGGACCTGATTTTTTGGGGGCAGGGGGTACTGAGTTTCGTGAAATAATGGCGGCAACTATGTCATCAGCTTTTCTTGGGTCAGTTGGTTTGACAGGACTGGAACCTAGTGATATCTTGGCAAGAACTACGGGTAGAGTTTCTAACCCCAATATGGAACTTCTTTTTAGAGGTCCAAACATGAGGCAATTTGAATTTGCATGGAAGTTTGCTTGTCGTAGTGCTGATGATGCAAAAAGAATTCGAGAAATTATAAAGTTTATGAAACTGCAATGTTTACCAGAAGTAGAAGACAATACCAATTTAATTAACAGTCCCAATGTATTTTTCATTCGATATGTTAATGGTAATACAAGAATTAAATCATTACCACAACCAAAAATTTGTGCCCTATTAGAATTTGGAATTGATCACACACCAGATGGAATGGGATGGGCGGCGTATGAAGATTCTCATCCAGTTTCAACAGCACTGGTTATGCAATTTGCAGAGCTTACTCCACTCTTTAAAAATGAGATGGAAGAATATTTCCCAGAAGGGGACGACGTAGGATTCTAATATGGCATACTTCAAAAAATTACCTGATGTATTATACCCATCATTAAAAAAGGATATATCCTCTTTTGATTATATAAAAATTAAAAATCTCTTCAAAAGAGCAAAATTACGTGATGATTTTTTAAATGTATTCAGTGCATTTGAGAAATATTCGATTGTGGGTGAAGAGAGACCTGATAATGTATCTGAAAAGATATACAAGGATCCAGAGTATGATTGGTTAGTTCTTATGGTCAATAATATTCAAAATGTGAGAACAGATTGGCCTATGTCTCAGTCAGATTTAAGTAAGTTTCTAAGCGAAAAATATACAAATCAACAATTGTTTCAAATTCATCATTATGAGACTAGAGAAGTAAAAAATTCTTTAGGTGAACTGGTGTTGCCCGGAAAATTAATAGTGGATTCAAATTTCACCCTCAAATATGCGGACGCTGGAGCAACAACAACTTATTCGTCATTGATATCGGTAAGTAATTTTGAATATGAAAATTATTTAAATGAAGAAAAAAGAAATATTGTTATTTTGAGACCAGAGTTTGTAAGAGTTGTAGAGAAAGATCTTAAGAGAGTATTTAAATATGAACAATCTTCTGAATTTGTAGATCAAAGAACTATTAAGACTTATAACCCCAGATTTTCCTAAAAAACCTACAGACAAAAAAAATGGCCGGAATTTTTTTCCCGCCATTTTTGGTTTTAAAAACTTATTTTGAAATCACTCCTCAGCAAGTCTCTGGAAATATGAGAGAGTATCATCCTCATCATCCTCGGATGTGCTTGTAGGAGCACTTTGAACCTCTTCGCTTTCAAAAGATTCATCAGATTTGACAACTGGTGTTCTCTTGATTCCTAGAACAGTATCAAGACGGGTCTTCAATTGATCATAAGACTTAAAGTTTTCTGGACTTACAAACTCCTTGAGAGAATTGCACTTCTTCCAAAGTTTTTCAAGATCTTCATCCTCAAACCCACCTAGAACAGATGGTGTTTCAAATTCAGACTTGTCATAGTTTGGATAACCATCTGCCATGCGAACTTTTAGTTTAAAGTTAGCACCAGTCCAAAGATCAAATGCATCAATACGAGATTCATCCTCAAACTGAGGTTTTAGGGCACTTGAGATCTTCTCAAAGATTTTCTTGCCATACTTATAGAGAAATACTTTACCCTCATTCTCAGGATGAGCAGGATCCTTTACAATGTAAATATTTGAGTAGTAAGAGGTCTTACGCCTCTGTTTGCTAACAACTTCTTGATCAGACTTATTTCCTGTTGACCATAGTTGTGTGTTAAGTTCTCCCAGAGGATCTTTATGCCCAAGAGTTGCCAAAGAGTTTTCAATATACCACCCCCCAGGCCCTTGAACTGCATAACTCCAAACTCGCACGTAAGGATGCTCTTCACCCTGGGGGGAAGGAAGAAAGCGAATAACTGCATAACCATTACCAGATTTATCGCGTTCAATCTTCCAGAAACGATCATCCCCCATTGAACTGGTCTTGTTCATTTTTTCAACTTCTCTGACCAGTTTGGCAGTGAGATTGCCTAAACGAGATTGCTTTTTAAGTTCAGCAAAAGACATTTGTGTTCTCCGTATACGATGTGTACGATGTGTTTACTTGTTTACTTGTTTATTCTAACAGGTTACTGCTCAGGTGTCAAGACCTGATCACGAATAATTTTTTTGTATTCACCTGTTGAAATATTTAAAAATGGTGAATATTTTTGAATTTTAAGACTGACAGATTCCCATACTGGGTCTAGTAGTTTTTTATCAAACTTGCCCCCGAACAGGAATATGCTATGGTATATAACCAGTGTTTCGATACTAATCTTCCCGCTCAGGAACTTTTTAAGTATGATAGGATGAGATCCATTCTTACACTCAAAAATTGCATCTAAAGAATTTTCAGAAAGTAATTCCTCAGTTTCATTTTTAAATGTGTAAGTTAAACTTTGATTTCTTTTTTTCCAATTGGTGTAATTTGTTTCTCCCGAATGTATGATTTCTCCAATCCACAATCTTTGAGGATCAGAGCATTCAATAAAGTTGGAAACAAGATATTCTAGTATCTCATTATCATTTTTTTGTCTAGAAGTTTTTTCAAAAAAATACTTATCCTTTCTTTTATTAAAGGACTTTATTGTGGTTCTAGTCTTTCCACTATATTTAAAATAATCGTATGATTTTTTTGTGAAATGATTTTTAAGAGATAAGTAACAACAATACACCTCAAACGGTGTCATATCGGTAGTTTTGCTTTCGTAGTTTTTTTTAAATAATTCAATGTGATTGCTTCACACCGAATTCTTTCTTTCAATGGTTTAGAAATCAACTTAGAAACCGTATCTATTTCAATACTATTTTCGTTGCAGTAATGAACTATAGATTCAATGTAACTTAATGCACTTGACTCCACAAGAGTTTCGATATCCGAAGAGAATTTTGCCTGACTCATAAATTTATCCTTTAAAGCATTTTCAATTTCATTTTCCATAGGTTTTTAATTTATCAGAGACAAATTCTTTAATGTAACCTGTTAAGAGTTTAATATAATACATTTTATCTCTTTTGTCAAATACCTTAACAACTCCAGCAGGAGTCACCATGATTGTAATCAGTTTTTTAACAGGAATTCCAGTTAATTCAAAGTACATACATGCATATGCAACTTCTTGAACAAAGTATTGTTCAATCCATTCCTCCTTTTTGATTTTGGTTGATGTTTTGAAGTCAATAACAGCAAGTTCACCATCATACTCAGCGATACAATCTACTCGTCCAGCAATGCCAAGAACTTCACTGAACATCGATCTTTCAATTGCATGAACCAAACCAATCTTGTCTAGATATGGTTTTGCAGCATCAAACATAATCATGGATTGTTCATCATAACTTTCTTTCAAGTTATTCTCCAAGTAATCCTGACATACTTCATGAAATTTTGTTCCACGAGTAGTTGCAAGTTTACAAATTTTATTTGCTTCCTCCTCACCAACTCGTTCACGCCATTCAGCAAAAAATTCTTTATTTTTATGAGATGTGACTGAAGTGATTGATGGGAAAGAATCTCCAGATGGTGTCGTATAAAAACGAGTTCCATCTACTTCTCTAGATTTAAGATCAATATCACCCAAATGATTTACATGATTAAACATTAGTATCCAAGATTTATTTTGTTTATAAGATAAGATTTGACCAATCCGGAGCGAACAATATCATCCACACCAAACTCAATGCTTTCAAACTCAGGCATGGCCTGTATGATTTTCATGAAGTCATAGATACCACTTCGTTCAGAAGTTTTAATTAAATCACTTTGCATGATATCACCACAGAACATAATTTTACAATCTTCGCCAACTCTGGTAATGATAGAATCCAATTCATGAAAATTTAGATTCTGGCATTCATCTACGAGAATAATTGATCGGTTAAAAGTTGTTCCACGAATAAAGGATGTTGACCAGAAACTAATTGTTTCTTGTGCCTTAAGATTGCCATACAGCATCTCAAAGTCTGCATCAGATGGCATCTCAAACATATACTTTACCATATTTTTGTATGGTATTTGGTAAAGTGCTG